GAAAAACTGAAGTAAGTTGGCATCGCTTTCGTGGCGTTGGGTCTTCCGTACTACAGCCTTAGGCTGCAGGAGGAGGACCTCGTCCCTCTGCAAGTCATGATTCCATCTCTTACGAGCTGTCGTCATGCCTCCGCAGAAGGACTTAACGCCCCATAACCCCGATGACGCACGCACCACAGGAATCTCCTTGCGGAGATTCTGCGGGACTGCTGATTCAATCGCTGATGCCATCCACCAAAGCCCTTTCAAAAAGGCTTCGTTTGATGTGTCAATCATCGATATTACGTCACCGAAGCGAGGCTTCGAAGGCAAGCGACGCACTTTAACGGGAGTCACATCGACCCCGCGAAATGCATCCATCCCGCAAGACTCTCTGAAATTTCTTCCAAAGAAAGTCTTCTGAGGATTGACTGCTAGCCCAACCAGCTGGAGTAATCCAACTAGCCTCTTGTGACCTTCTATGGGAACAATGATATCGTCCCCATAGACTCTGACCTCCGGGCAGACACTTCTCCACCTTGACGCATCCCAGCCTCGCTCGAAAAGCAAGGCTGAAATAGTCAATATGAAAAAGGAGATACTCTGCACCGGAAAGGTAAGTGCTGATCCCATGGTTGCAAACTTCCGCAACTTGATATGAGAGGGGTACTTCTTATCGAGACCGTTATACATATAACGCGTCCGTGTAGCCACCAGTAACTGTAGGACGGATAGATTCGCCCTAAACAGTCGCTGGATAAGCCAACACGATAATCGATCGGAAGCACTCTTCAAGTCAATAGTTGCATGGCTTGCACTCAAGGAACTATCTCGAGCTAGTGCTCGGGATGCGTCTTGATTTCGAAAATCAATAGCGTCCCATGGTCCGTTGATAGGGAGCCGTAAAGCTCCGTCTCGTCGGACTCGAACAGTAGCGTCAGATCGTAGAACTTCCCTAAAGTAGGAAAGTCCACACTGCTGACACCACTGATTGCTACCGGGTTCTGCGGCGATAAGCCGAGGCCCTTTCGCAGTCTTTGGTACGTCAACAAGTCGAGAGTGACCCTCAACTTCAGAGGGTCGCTCTCTATCTGACTGGTCTCCGGCCAATACGGAGGAGTTCGGAACTCCGAACTCATCGAATGGAAAGAGATCTTCGAGTCGGGGACTCCAAGCGGGAAAGCTATACTTATAGCCTCTTCCGCGCGGAGTTTCCGAGGTTGCACCAGGGCCTTGCCTGAAGTCGTACCGATGGGGGCTAAAGCTTCCCATCGAGGCGACCACCCTGTCAGCAACGCGCTGACATAAGGTGAGCAGGGCGATATCGGGTAGATTTGGTTTTTCAAACAAGTCTCCTGTATCGCGATCATAAGGTATGCGATCCAACAAAGAACCGCACATCCCACGATCAACATTATCAATAGCCGAATCCCATATGGGACCGGCCGGCGGTAACGACGACTCAACATCGAAGAACTCCTTTGTCGTCCGAAAGACGGCAGAGGGAGAGCATTCGATAAGTTCCTTTGCTCCGGCATAATACAATTGCCGAAGCAGTAGAACCCACGTTGGGTCGATTTCCTGCTTCAGACATCCACTTATATCGAACACCTTCAACCAAATTCCCTGGAATAGTCTAGGGATTGTGGTTCTCGTATTGATCCGCCCCGCGAGGGGTAGACCAATCAGAGGAAGAAGACCGGAATCGAGGGCTTGGTCTAAGACCTTGCCTATCGCCGGTAGCAATAGCGTAAACACGCTATGGCCGTGTTTCGAGACTAGGGAGGCAAGCCGTGTTTTATCACGTTCACATCCCTTGTGGAGAGTGTGGTCTAGAGTTACGGCGTCTCGTAAGACGCCGTCGATCACCTCTAAGAATGCATCGACGTAGCCTTTAGTCATGGGGATTCTCTCCTTTTTGACCTACGGCTTCGGCAATCAGAGCACTGGGACGTTACAGCAGTGGCTTACGCCGCTGCCAGGCCTTGCGGCCCGTCCGCATAAACCTCCACACCTCAGCGATGAGGAGGAGAACCTCGACGGCTACTCTGCCAATTCTCATTGTCAGGTTAGCCAGTTGAGGAGATCAGCTTGGAAGGTGTCACCATTAACATAATAGGTGTACCCCTTCATATCGAGCTGGGCGACCGTATGGTCGTCATTGTACGGCACACGGAAAACCGTGTAATACTGCCGAACATTATCTGGTGCTCCGCCAGTACCGAACGTGGTGTGGGTGTAATCGACGTTGTGTCGATACATCTGCACCTGGCCGGCCTTGGCAGCCTCTTTCGAATGTCGGATAAAAAGGCGTATCTCTTCAGTTGCTGAAGAGAGTAGCCACTCCGATCCGTAAGAGTCTTGATTGATGCGAGACAAAACCTTCGCGACCGCATTGATCGTAATGGTTAATGTTGCTCCGAAGCTCACGATGTATTCTCCATTGTTAGCACTACCTATACTTATAGGCAATGCTAGCCAATGTCAGCAGTTGCCTAGCCCCAAGAAAGGGGCTGGTAGCGATTGTTAAACCTACAGGCACGTTCGGTTGTCTATGCTTCGTAGCATAGTATTCCGAAGCTGGAGAGACCTTCAACCAGGATGGGGCCATCGTCACAGAGTGACTAGTGTCCGTCCAGATTGATGTCATTATGCATGCAGAACTACAGGAAGCACCAACTGCGTTCCGGTTTGCGAGCAAATAATCGCCCACATTACCGAAATAGTCAGCCAACCAGCTCCAGGGTAGGATCTCCCAGGCATCAGCCATGGAAAGATTCCACCCGTTAACCGCGAACTTGGCTTGTTCGCGGAGGTCTGCAGGCGAAAGAGCGAGTTCGGGGACGTCCGGTAACCACCGACAGGTGGCCCAGCGTCTCCTAT